GTATAAGCGCGGTGGCAAGGTCAAGGGCGCCGAAGCCATGCACCATGCCGGTCGCAAGCCCCGCAAGTCTGGCGGCGGCGTTGAGGCCAAGGAGTGGGTGAAGGCGAAGATCAATCGCAACGTTCGCTCGGCCAATGAGGAGCGCGACGGCACGAAGCACATTGGCGGCTTCAAGAAGGGCGGCAAGGTTCGTCGTCAGCATCACGCGGATGGCGGTCCTGGAATTGATTACGATGTTCAGGGCGCTGGGGATGTTACAAGAGACAGGCCGACGCGCGCCAATGTTCCTGTGCCGCCTCGTCGCCGGGATTATTTCCCTTCAAACAGAGGGGAAATTGGCGGCGAAGCTGTAACAAAGGGCGGGAAGCCCGTTAGCGGCGCGGATTTGTATGGATCGACTCCCTCGGACTCCGGGATGAAGCGCGGTGGCCGCGCTCATAAGGACGGCGGTGGCTTTATCGATCCGCGTCGGCAGGCGTCAATGGCAATTCAGAATGCCGCCGCGCGCGCGGGCGTGGCGCCGAACCGTATGTCGTTCAGCCCTGTTCAGGAAGGCACATTGGGCCGGTTGGGCGGCCTTAAACGCGGCGGGATGGCGCATCCCGACGTTGCCGAGGACAAGGCGCTGATCCGCAAGATGGTCAAGGGCGAGGCCCTGACTGGCAAGAAGGACGGCGGCGAAACGGGCGGCAAGTGGATTCAGAAGGCCATCAAGCACCCCGGCGCTCTTCACAAGGCGCTGCATGTGCCCACTGGCGAGAAAATCCCCGCCAAGAAGCTGACGAAGGCCGCGCACAGCGACAATCCGAAGCTCGCCAAGCGCGCTCACCTTGCCCAGACGCTCAAGAAGCTTCACCGCAAGGATGGCGGTTCGGCTGTCGCGAGCGGTGAATACGAGGGCACGCGCCCGACTGGTGGCCGCATTGCGCGCGCCTCTGGCGGCAAGGCCGGCAAGGGCAAGATGAACGTGAATATCATCATTGCCGGCAAGCATCCCGACAGCGCTATGGGCAATCCCATGACGCCTCCGGGCGGTATGCCTCCGGGTGGTATGCCTCCGCGCGCTCAGCCGGTGCCAATGCCCGCGCCGGGCGGTATGGCTCCGCAGGGTATGCCCATGCCCATGCCGGTTCCCATGCCGATGCCCGTTCAGGGCGGCGTTCCCATGGCTCGCCGTGACGGTGGCCGCGCCTATCCGATCCATGACGGCTCGGGTGGCGGCGAGGGACGCCTTCAGAAGATCAAGGCCTATGGCCTAACGCCGCCTCGCGGCTAACGGGTTCGGGCGAACGCGTTTCGGTACGCGCATCGCCCGACTGACGGCGGCGGGACCCCTCCCCTCCCGCCGCCGTCTAGTCCACTCGGGGGAACAGTTGGGAGACTGTTTTGCAAACATACGCCAGCGTTTTTGAACGCGAGTTGGCGAAGCTTATGCAGCAAGCCATTGAAAAGCATAAAGAAGAATTATCTTCCGGGCTTTCAATCCAAACAATCGAATCCTACCGTGAAAAGGTAGGTAAACTCGCTGGCCTTCGAGAAGCACTTGAACTCTTCGACGAGGCCAACGACATTGTGAGCAAGCGTGAACGCGGACTTTAACAGGGAGAACTGAATTGCCGTACATGGTAATGACGCATGACGTTGAGCCGGCCGAGGCTCTTAAGAAAGAACTTGGCGACATCAGCAAAGTTGAAATCTTCAACAATCAGGTGCTTGTGGCGGTTTATATTCGCCCCGGCAAAACCAAGTCGGGCATTTATTTGTCCGACAAGACGACCGACGAGGATCGTTTTCAATCCAAAGTCGGTCTTTTGGTCAAAATGGGCGACGCCGCCTTCGCCGATGACGGCGCGTGGTTTGCCAACACCAAGTTCAACATTGGCGATTGGCTTGTTTCCAAACCTTCGGATGGCTGGAGCATCACCATCAATGGCGTTCTGTGCCGTATTCTTGACGATATTAACGTGCGCGGGCGTGTCGATACGCCTGATCGTGCCTGGTAGGGAGACAAATCATGTCGGAAGACAATGACGTGAAGGAAATTGAGCAGAAAGATCAGGAAGATAACAACAAAGAGGCGGAAATCGTCGCCGCTGAGTCGGAAGGTGGCTCGGAAAGCGTTATTTCTCCTGAAAAGGGCATTGAAGAGCTGCGAAAGCAGATTGAACGCGAGCGATCGGCGCGAGCCGACGCGGAAAAACGCGCTCAGGAGGCCGCGCAGCAAGTTTACAAGGCCCGAAATGAGGTTAGCGAGACCAATCTTCAGCTCGTTAACAACGCCATCGACACCGTTAAGCGCAATAGCGATATCGCCAAGATGCAATATCGCGAAGCGATGGCGGCTGGCGATTACGACCGCGCCGCCGATCTCCAGCAGGAGATGTCGCTTAATGCCGCCAAGCTGCTTCAGCTTGAAAACGGCAAGCAGGCGATGGAGTCGCAACCCAAGCCGGAGGAACCAAAGTTTGCGCCGAGCGATCCTGTCGAGGCACTGGCGGCTCAATTGTCGCCCCGCAGCGCCAATTGGGTCCGCGCGCATCCTGAATACGCGCAGGACCAACGGTTGACCCGCAAGATGGTGGCGGCGCACCAGCTTGTTGTCTCCGATGGCTTTATTCCCGATACGGACGAGTATTTTTCCGCGATCGAGGACGCATTGCGGATTAACCGCAACAGCCCGCCACCTGTGCGGGACGAAGCGATGGCCGACGCGGCGAAGGTAACGCAGCGTCGATCGTCTCCGGCCGCCGCGCCCGTGACCCGGAGCGGAACCGGAATGGGTTCAAGGAGTGAGATTGGCCGACTAAGCCCGGCTGAACGTGAAATGGCGGCCTTGTGGAAGATGAGCGAAGAAGATTACGCGAAGCACAAGCGCGCCCTACAGAAAGAAGGGAAAATCCAATGAATGACGCCCCCGTTAAGCGCGGTCGCCCGCGTGGCAGTTTCCTCAAGAATGCTCCCCGCAGCATTGAAGTCGCCGATGAGACGCTCGACGACATCGCCACGTCGGCGTCGGCCGAACCGGCTTCGGTTCGGCCCTCGTTGCGCCCACAAATGAAGGACGGCGACCCGCGCGCCCGCGCCGCCAAGCGCGCCGCCGAGGTTCGCGGCAACATTGGCTCCATGGACGAAGGCGTTGACGACTTTTTCATTGACCCCAGCGAAATACCTCCGGGTTGGAGCTACGAGTGGAAGCGCCACACGGTTGCTGGAGCGGAAGACCCGTCCTATACCGTTTCCTTGGCCAGAAAGGGCTGGGAGCCGGTTGACGCCAGTCGCCATCCCCATCTCATGCCCGCCAACACCAAGGATCAGTATATTACCCGCAAGGGCATGATCTTGATGGAGCGACCGCTTGAATTGACGGAGGAGTCTCGCCGGATCGCGGATCGTCAGGCCCGCCTTCAGGTCCGCAACAAGGAAGCCCAGTTGGGCGAGTCCCGTCCGGGCGAGTTTTCCCGCAATAACAAGGATTCCTCGCTTGCCAAAGTCAAGCACGGGTGGGAGCCCATGCCTGTCCCGCAGGAGTGACAAAGTGAGGGGGCTACGGCCCCCTTTACTTTTTAAATTTTGGCTGTATTCTTGTTTGACTCCTTCCCCGGCGGAAGGATTTAACTTATCCTGGTTCTTAGTCGCCCCGGCGCGCGATGATGGACTTTCCTGTAAAAAGGAGAACCCGTCATGGCGAATACCAATGCGCCTTTCGGTTTCAGCCAGTACAGCGGCACGGGCTCTGCTCCCACTTATGAGCAGACTCAGCTTGCTATTTCTGCCACCAGCAGCACCAATCCTCAGATTTTCTACGGCGACCCCGTTTCGCAGCTTTCCACTGGCGTCATTGTCCAGATGGGAACCAACTCGACTTCGACGGGCGGCGCGGTGGGCGCGGGCAACTTTGTTGGCGTTTTCGTCGGCTGCAAGTATCTGTCCGTTTCCCAGAAGCGCACGGTTTGGTCGAACTACTTCCCCGGTGTCGGCGACGTGAACTCCACTGCTCCGGCGGTGACGGCTTATGTCATTACCGACCCGAACGCGCAGTTCATTGTCCAGACGGCGAATTCCAACACGACGGCCTCGGCCGCCACGTTGGCCGCCATTGGTCAGAACATCGCCCCGGCTTACGGGACGGCCCCGTCGGGCGCTCAGGGTTCGAACACGAACACGCTGGGCAACAACAACGGCAACATCGCGAGCGGCTTGTCCACGGCTTACGCCGATTTGTACACGCTCGGCACGTCGAATGCTCTGCCTTTCCGCGTCATTGCCCTTGCCAACTACACCCCGGACGGGTCGAACCCGCTGGCGGGCATCAACGGCAACGACTCCACCACCGCGTACAACCGGATCATCGTCGCGTTTAACAACGCCGCTATGAAGTCCGGCGTGACCGGCATCTGATAGGAGTAGGGAACAATGGCTGTCAATCTTAGTGCCATCAAAGACCTTCTCCTCCCCGGTCTCCGTGGGATTGAAGGCAAGTACGAGATGATCCCATCTCAGTACGACAAGATCTTCACGAAGCATGACTCGAAGCTTGCCTTCGAGCGCACCGCTGAAATGAGGTATCTTGGCTTCGCTCAGCTCAAGACCGAAGGCGGCCAGACCGCTTTCGACAACGGCGCTGGCGAGCGGTATGTCTACAATCAGGAACATACCGAAATCGGCCTTGGTTATGCGATCACTCGCAAGACCATCGACGACAACCTCTACAAGACCCAGTTCCATCCGTCGAACCTTGGCCTCATCGAGTCCTTCCAGCAGACGAAGGAAATCTATGGCGCCACGATTCTCAACACCGCTCAGACGTATAACGCGTCTGTCGGTGGCGACGGTGTGGCTCTGTGCTCGGCGAACCACCCCATCGACGGTGGCACGGTCGCCAACACGCCCTCGACGCAGGTTGATCTTAACGAAGC